TTGGTCAAGTTTTTTGCAGAAGATGTTTAACAAGTCATCGGTGTAGTATTGCACCCCACCTTTGACGAATGCTTTTTTGGCTACCTTACCCGTGATGGGTGATTTAGTTTTGCTCATATTCCTTTTGTAAAATATATTAAAATGTCTTTAATCAGCAGCCATAATACCATTAAGCCAGAAAGTGTCAATACTACGGCAATTAGTAAATTCATGTTATTCATATTTTGATTTCAATATCTGTGTCAAATTCATTATTGTCCATGCACCATAGCCATTGTCACCTGTCGGGATGACGTTATGCGCAGTCGGGCAGATTTCAACAACACGTGGATGTTTCATTACCTCGGCTATGGCATAGGCCATTGACTGATTGCCGACAAATAACTCACAGCCCTTTATGATGCCGCACAGCTCCGCAAAGTCTTTTACTTCGATGTGAGAAATGTCGGGCAGCTTGGCCGAAATTATGCGGTATTCATCGGGCAGCCCTACAAATTTTATCTTATCCTGATACCTGCGCAGGATGGAATAATCAAATGTCGGGTTGTGATACCGGGCTGTCCTGTTCAAAATGATTTGGTGATTGCCTAATTGCCATACATCAAAGTGTATCGGCTCGGCTAAATTGCAAGTCAGTTCTGGGTAGATATGAAAATACCACTGGGAAATATGCCCCGTGTAATTGTGAAACTTCCTGAATAGGTTAAAATTGTAGTCGCATTTTGCGGCTTCATCTGTGATTGTGCATTTGCCTATAAAGTCCGTAGACATCAAAAGTGGCAAAAGCATTTCAGCCATTTGATTATTCATCTGCACCTTGCCCATCGGGTGATTGAAATTGTATTGCGCTGGTACATCCACCTGTAAATATAAGTGAACCTTGCTATCGTGCAACCGGGATGCTGCTCTCATTGCCGGTAGTGAGTAAATCAAATCCCCTGCGTTGCCGCCATGAATAATACTAACCATTGAGTGCTTCCCTATATAGTTTTTTTAGTGCATCAAACATACAACTGCGACACGCTGGGAACGGTTGGCCGTACAACTGCCTGTGTACCTCGTTTAATTTGGCATAGTACCCAGCTTCAAGTGAGTATGTGCCGGTCTTGTTTATCCTCTCAATATGCGACTTCAAGTCAAGGCAAAGACTGCGTTGTTCAGGTGTCATATTCTTGTCATTATGAAGTAACAAACACAGGGTAAAACAACCCCCATAGCGATGCCAGTCAATGTGATTTCAATTAGTGTCATAGGTATCGGTCAATTAAAGCCCCAAATATAGCACATAATGCACCATAAATCACTCCGTACAATCCGAATTCAACGGCAAACCAAGTAAGTCCCACCCACCACGATAGGCAGAACCCGCATTCAAAAGGTTTGATTGTTTTGCGGTAACGGCTGTCCAGCGCATAGACAAATGAAATCATCGGGGGAAAGAAGTAACGGGAAAGCAGAACGCACAATGCGGCCACTCCCAAAATGTCAGTCATCGTATTCATTATATTTTTCTTTGATTTGTGTTTTGATTGCGTTTATGATTTGGCTAATCTCCCGGTAGTTGATTTTGGTGTCCCGGGCAATCATTGCCATGCTCTGTTTGTCTTCCCACAACTGCCATAACTTTACCACATACCACTCACTCCGGTTAAAATGATTAGCCACCTCTTTGAAATTGACAGACTCCACCGCTTCCTGTTTTCTGCGGATGTGGGTTTCGTCATAATCTTCGGCTTCCTCATCATAATTTTCGGGCAAGGTTTCTGTGGTGCGCAGGAAGTCACGGTAAAACTTTGTGTAACGATTGCCGTTGACCGCATTGCAACCCACCCTTACTAAATAGTATACAAGTCCATTGCTTTGGTGCAGTTGTATCAGGCGGTCAGCATCCATTTCACAGCATATTAGAAGCAAGTGTTGTTGTAGGTCGGCAGCGACATGGCTTCCAATTTTATTGCAGAAGTCAGGAAGCCATTTGGAATTGGCAAGTTCAATCAGTATCTCGGTGCGCCTGTTCAAGTTTAAGTGCGTGAACTTTTTTGAGCCAATCTTTGAATGACTTGTTATCCCCATACCGGGCATGGTCTTTTCTGCATAGGGCCATCAAGTTTTCAATCACATCAGCGTGTTTGCTTCCACCCATACCCCGGGCTTCGATGTGGTGAATGTCCACCGCTTGTGCGCCACATACCTCACAAGGGATGAAATCGGTCTTGTCATAGCCGAAATGGTCAAGATATACCTTGGTATGCTTCTTCACGGCACAAAGTTTATTCGTAAAAGGTCTATTTTATTAAATTGTGGATAACTTTAACACAAATAATTTAACAAAAAGTATTGCAAGTATAGAAAAGTATATTAGATTTGCAGCATGGAAAACACAAAAACACCTTTTGAAATGGGCTGGATAGCCAGTCAGCAGTTTAATTACTACGAAACCGAAGGCGAAAACCCTTTTGAACTGAACTCCGATGACTTCAAACAATGGGAAAAGGGATGGCAATGGTACATCACCCAAACTATTGAATGGGAACGTGACGAACAAAGCGACATTGATTATCACGAACGTCAGGAATACTGCAACGAATAAAAATAAATTTGGAAATCTAAAATCTTTGTTATATAATTGCATATCGGAATAACAGGACTGAACCCCCTGCCGAGAAGATTGGACAAATGAAACGAATACAATTAACACCCACGCAAGTAGATAGTCGGTTAGTGTCCAGACCGGGTTCAACTATCGAAAGTGTGGGTGTTTTTTTTATGAATATTTACAAACCAACACCACTACCAGTCGCATATTGTGACGAGCAAATCGCAGAACTTGAACTGCGCAAAGAGTATGAAAATTACAGGCGAGAAAACAAGGTGCTTACGTTATTACAATGTGAGTACCTTTGGATGAAACTTGACCTGCAAATCATCTATTACAACCAGTGTAAAAAATTAACCCTTAAAGAAAATAACCATGCCTAAAAGAACCGTATTTATTGACAAAACAGACCCATTGAAAGAACTCACACCAGCACGTTCAGGTGACAACAAGTTTTTTGCTTTGATATTTTATGATAAAAATAAGAACCAAAGCTTTGTCATTGAACTTGAAAAATCTGCTGCCATTGATTTTTTGGCAGAATGTGAAACAAGAATTAAAAAACTTGAAGATGAGTAACGGATGGATTAAGATACACAGGAAGTTTATAGAATGGCAATGGTTCGGCAACTCGGAAGCCGTGCATTTATTTCTATACATAATTTTGAAGGCAAACCACGCTGACAAAATGTGGCAAGGTCACGATGTTAAACGTGGTCAGCTCATTACTTCAATAGGCCACTTGTCAATAGCCACGGGCATTTCACAGCGTTCTGTTAGAACATTGCTAAAAAAGTTTGAAAACACAGGTGAAATTGAAGTAAAAACGACAAACAAATTTACCCTTGTAAGTGTCTGTAAATATGAATGTTACCAAATTGCTGATGAAGAAAGTGACAAACAAAACGTCACTCAAACGACAATCAAACGACAATCAACTGACAAACAACTGACAACAAACAAGAATGATAAGAATTATAAGAATGAAAAGAATGTAGAGATATATAGGCAAATTCTTCATTTACAAATCACACGGGCAGAAGTTGACAAGCTAATTGCTGATGGCTATACCATTGAACAAATAGATGACATTCTTGACAGGGCAGAAAACTGGAAAGGCATTGCAAACAAAAGGTCACTATACCTTACCGCAAAAAATTGGCTATTCTCTGACAGCAAGAAAATTACAGCAGAAGTTTACCGAACACCAAAAGAAAACTTTTTACAATGATAGAACAACAAATTCTCGGAACGTGGTTGCAAGGTAAGCAGCTGGATTTAACCGCAACAGTACGCAGCGAATGGTTTACCGTACCAAAATACCGCACCCTATGTTTGACCATTCAGGCAATGTACCTTAACAATGAGCATATTGACAACGTGGCTGTGGTAATGAAGCACCGTGACATGGCAATGGACATCGCAGGGCTGAACAACTACTACACAGGTGAAAGCATTACTCGGTTGGTTTCAATGTTGCATCAGGAATACATACGCAAAACCCTGACTATTGACTTGACAAAAATTGTCAATGACCTGACCAACGGAAGTGAAATAATGCAGTCCATGTCGGAAGTTCAAAAAACTATTGATGAAATACAACTGAACGAAAACGGACAAGCTGTTGACCTGATTAATCTACTCGGTGACCGCTTTGATAATTTGGAAAAGCGAAGCAAGTCCGAAATCAAAACCATTGGACTGCCAACTGGGTTTACAAAATTAGATAAGTACATCGGGGGGTTTGTTCCCGGTGAAAATGTGGTGGTTGCAGGTCGGCCCGGAATGGGTAAGACAGCATTCGCAGTCAGCATCGGTATTGCTCATGCAAAGCTGGGTGGCAGGGTTATAATGTTTAGCATGGAGATGAGCAAAGAACAACTTGCTGACCGCATACTTTCATCTTTGGGCCGGGTGGACAACCTGAAAGTCCGCAACGCTGATGTGAATGAATTTGAATTGGAAAACATTGCCCGTGAATTACTGCTCATTGACTACAAATTTGAAATCGAAGACAGCACCATGCTGGACATTGCTCAAATAAAAACCCGAATTAAGACGATGAAGGTAAAACCCACGCTGGTAATAATTGATTATATGCAGTTGGTCAAATCCACAGGCGGTAAAAACAGGGAGCAGGAAATTGCAAACATATCCCGGCAATGCAAACTGATTGCCAAAGAATGCGGATGTACCGTAATGCCATTATCCCAACTTAATAGGGGAACAGAAGAAGGCAACAGCCGCCCAAAATTAGCGAACCTACGGGAGTCTGGTGCGATAGAACAGGATGCGGACACGGTGTTATTCCCTTACCGACCTGATTATTATGAAGCCCAGAAGAATGGCGGCAACCCACCCGAACTTGAAGATGCTGAATTGATTATCAGCAAGTGCCGTAACGGGATGACAGGAACGCTGCAATGCAATTTTATGGGTAAAACCGTTGAATATATTTTCTAAATATAAATAATTAAACTATATTTGCACCATGAGAATAACAATCAAAGCACCACAGCACAACAGCCGGACAACATTTCGTCAAAGTGAAATTGACCGCATGAAAGAAGTAATCAGGCACCAGCAAATCCGCATTAGGGAATTGGAAACCGTGCTGAAAGTACAGGACATTGACAAGGATGATGAGCATATCAAGGCCACACACCTTGCAATCAGGTCGGTATTTCCGTACTATCAGCCCGAATTTATCAAGGTGAAAGCCCGTAAACGTGAGGTGTTGGAATTGCGGCAGATATTCATTTGGATTTTGCGGCATAAAACTTCGTTATCGTTGCAGAAAATCGGGCAAATATGCGGTGGCCGTGACCATAGCACAATGATACACAGCGTTGAAACGGTGGACAACCTGATGACTTTTGATAAATCATTTGCCCGGAAGGTGGAAGCGGTGAAAAATGCTTATCAAAACTTTGCAGAACAGATTTAAATAACTATATTTGCACCATGTTAATACTCGATATATGTTTAAGTGACCTGCCCAGTGAGGCAATCACCACCGCCAAGAACGGAAAGAAGTACATCAAGCTCGTATGTGCTGAACGCAAAGCCGAAGGAAAGTTCGGAGAAACCCATTACATTGCCCTGTCGCAAACCAAAGAAGAACGGGAAGCCAAGAAACCTGCAACCTATGTGGGGGGTGCGAAAAGTTACAATAATGTAACTAACAAAAATGTAAGCAAAGAAAATCTTTTCAAAGCTGACAAGGGCGGCATCATGGAAAACTTCAAAAATGACTATGCTGCCCAAATGGAAAATGAACAAAATGACCTGCCCTTCTGATGAGAATGCAAATAATTGAAACTTGCGATGACATTTGCAACATGCTTATCGCAAAAAATGCTAAGTATGGAAACTCCGCACTAGAACCGGTGCGGGTTTTCAGCAAGGCATCCACAACAGAGCAGTTGCTTGTCCGCATTGATGACAAGTTGAGCCGCATCAAAACAACCGGGATGGAAGCACCTGATGAAGACACACTCAATGACCTTATCGGATATCTAATTTTATTAAAAATCGCAACGAAATGACACACGAAGAAAAACGTATACACTTTTTAATCCACGCACGTAAAGGGATGAAGATGCAGGTTGTTGATGCCTGTAAAGGTGTGGCAAGTTATGCCACCGTGATTAAGGCCCTGAACAATCCCAGCAAATACAAGAGCAAAAAAGAGCAACAGGTAATTGACACGGCCTTTGAGATTGTGAATGTCAACTGAAACAAGGGGATATAAAACGGTTGTGTATTGGAAAGACCAAATGATGTCCTTTGAGCCAGTGCCTGATGACGAACTTGAAAAAACCCTGAAAAAATATCGGAAGAAAGGATTTAACGCTGAACCGATTTCGGATGACCTGATAAAAAAAATTGCAGAAAGTTTGAAAATATAAAAATCTATACTATATTTGCATCATGGAAACACAAATAAAAGTCACACACACAGGCAGCTACTCTGCCAAATTCGAACACGATGATGTTATTTACCGCATTGACTGGGAAGATGACAGCGACACCGTTTATTTATTTCAGGAGTTCAGCCCGACAGCCGAAGGCCGCAAATGCGTCAGCATCCCTGCTGAAATTCTGCCAACCTTAATCAGGATTTTTGGTACAATCCACACGGACAATTTAAAATAACAAGGCAAAATCAAGACAAACACTTTAATATTCCAAGGACAATGAATGAAACACTAACCGCACCTATTCAGCCAAACGAGATTGAATGGCGGGTGCAATCAGTCACCAGCACAGGCAAAATGATTGTCGTGCCGTACATTAACAACAGATGCGTAATGCAACGCTTTGACGCTGCTTTCGGGCCGACAAATTGGACATCGGAGTTCAGGGAGATAGGCAATGGCTTTATTTGCCGCCTTACTGTGAACGTAGATGGTCAAACAATCTACCGGGAAGATGGTGCATCCAAGACAAATATCGAACCTGAAAAGGGTGGAATATCGGATGCAATGAAAAGGGCTGCCGTTCAGTTCGGTTTGGGCCGATGCCTGTACGATTACCCCAAGGTATTCATTGAGTGCAGCGACAAGTACATCCCTGACTGGGCGCAAGACAAACTGACCAAGCTGGTGGAGTGGGTTAATCTCGGTAACTTCAAGGAAGTAATAATATTGAAGCCATGATGGACATCGTGAATTTATTATTTGAAGTTGAGGAAGGCAACGCATCCGCTTTGGATGCGTTCTGCCACCTCACCCGCATTGAAAAGCAAATCAAAGCGGCAAAGGAGCAGATACAATCACAGGCCATAAACGAAGCACAGATGTATGGCAAGACATTTCAGCACATGGGCTTTGAAATCCAGTGTCGTTCTGGTGCAGGTCGGTGGAAGTTTGACCATTTGGATGAATGGGTTGTTGCAAAAAACCAACTTGCAAGCGTTGAAGATATGGCAAAGTGGGCATACAAGTCCGAAGAAAAAGGGGTGTTGCCGGTTACCGATGATGGGGATATAATTCAACCTGCTGTGTATGTGGCAGGAAGTGACACCATTGCATTAAAGGAGATTGGTCATGCTGAATAAAAGAGAAACCCCCAAGTCAATAGAACAATGGCTGCCACCATGCGAGGATGAAGCCACAGAAGCACATCCCTACGATTACACCCAAATGCCTGATGACATCCCCAGCGTAGATGAGTGGTTCAAAATAAGGGTGTGGCAGGATGAATTAAACGGCACAGCCCTGACAAATTAGATGGTATTTGGTTTAATGTTGTATATTGCCCCTGCCTTGTTAGCATTCATCGACTTTTTGGTGTATGTTAGCAATCGCAGGGGCTAACTACTTTTATAGATAGATGACTAAAATTGAAATCGTCAAATCTATCATGCAGCAACACATGATGGATGGGCAGCTGATGCTCCCAAAACAAACACTCGCCAAGTTAATTTACGAACAAAACCCCGGAGTATGGCCGAACGTGGATGCGGTACGAAAGCAAATAAGAGCAGCCACAGGTTCAATGGGTAGTAATTCGTACGCAAAAAAACACAGCGAAAATATGCCCGGTAAATCTACCATCGAAGAAGGCCTGAAAAAGTTTGGCCTTTACACCAAATTGCCAGTCCGAAAGGATGTGGTGCTGCCATCAGGAAAGTACCTTGTCATGTCCGACATTCACTTTCCGGAGCATGACCCACTTGCAATCCAAGCATCACTTGAATATGGAAAAGAAAAAGGCATTACCGGGATTGTGCTGAATGGTGACATTATTGATATGTACATGGTGAGCAGATTTTTGCAGGAAACCAAACGGCCAAGCATCCGTGAGGAATTGATAATGACACGCAGTTTCTTCCAGTTGCTACGTGAGGAATTTCCAACCATTCCGATTTGGTACAAGTTCGGTAACCACGAAGAAAGGATGCGCCACTATTTGTTAAGCAATGCCCGTGCCATTGAAGATTTGGATGGTATCACCCTTGAAGAACAACTGCACTTGAAAAAGTACGACATCAAAGTGGTGTTTCGGGAAAGAATAAAGGCAGGGAAGTTGGACATCCTGCATGGTCACGAATTTCAAAAGTCAATCATGGCTCCCGTTAACCCGGCAAGGGGTGCATTTATGAGGGCGAAAAGTTCGCTGCTTATCGGACACCACCACCAAACATCCAGCCACCACGAAAACAACCTGAAAGGCGATGAGATTGTTTGTTTCTCAACTGGATGTCATTGTACACTTACACCCGAATACAACCCCTACGGCTACATCAAACAAAATCATGGGGGTGCTATCGTGACCGTGCTGCCAAATCGAAATTTCCACGTAGAAAATTACCGCATTATAGAAGGGAGAGTATACTAATGTTTCACACTCCGTTATGTTTGGAAGTAATCGCAGGAGATGAAATGGAAGATGCCCTTTATGAAATGGGGATTGCACCTTCCGAAGTTGATTTGTACCAAGAGCCGACATTTCCGGTATGTTTGTACAAAATTGATTGCATGATGCCTGACAATCGCAGCACACCAAAAAAGCCGTTGACCATTATCGTGTGCGGTGAGTTGACATATATTGTCAAGTTTTCAATAGAGCATTTGATTAACTTGGTGGATGTCCACCGATAGTTTTTACGCAAAGCATTGAGTAATTTTGCTCAATGGAATAAGCAATTTTCGCAAATTTTGCTTATCCGAATGTGCAAAATAGGGTAAAGTCAATGGTCTGCCCCTGATTAAATCGCTTCACAATCTCAAACCAATGCTTATCCGGTACAACCTGACACCCTGCTGACCACTTATTCACCCAGTCACCAAGCCCGGCACGGTGGAAGTTGATGCCAAACAACCCGAACTGCGTCACCTTTTGGTCAATTTGCCTGTCTTTTGTACCATCCCGGTAGATGGTAATGGGCAAAATCTGCTGAAAATAAGGCGCACCAAGCCACAAATTTGACCATTTTGCACCCGTTACAAAGCGGTGTGAACCGACAATCTGCTGTTCAGCGGCTACCGCAGTACCATTTATCCCACCAACGGTGAGAGGATTGTACACATAGAAGTCACCAGCTGTGGTAGAAGCAGGGCAAACATACACAATTTGGCCGTATTTATACACCACGCAGAAGTCATCGAACTTATTTGTCAGCTTATCATCAGTGCGCAGCCATACAATGCCGTGATATTGCGGCAACCATTTGCGTTTTTTCAGCTCGTTGGCTATGTAGTTGGCCAATGCTTCGGTGGATTTCGGGCCGATAACCCCATCCGCTTTTAAATTTGCCCCGTTTTTGTTCAGTAGTTCTTGCAGTGCTTTCATTTGGCTATGAATAATAATGATGATAAGATTGCGATATTTCGCCACGCATTTCGTTTCCTACGCATTTTATTGTTATCTGTGGCACATTGTTCCATTTGTTCTTTTTGAGTGGCTGTAATGCGCTGTAAATGCGTAATCGCACTATCCTGTAATTTTATCACTTGTTCTTGGCTGTAAATTACCACGCTATCATCGGAGATAATCTCCCAGCAAAGTTGATTTTCATCAATCAGGGCGGCAAGTTTAACCGTGTCTTTTTGAAGCTGGGTAATGGTCAGTGTATCGTGGACATATTTTGTCCTAATTTCACGGATGCGTTTTACCTTTTCAGGTCGGTTAACCAACAGCAAAGCATACTCATTTTTGATGCTGTCAATTTCGGCTTTCAGCGAGTCAATTAGTCCTGTGTCTGCCTGTGGTTTTTGTTGTGTCGGGCAATGCCCAAAGACAAGCACAATACCAAGTACAGTACAAAGCACAAAAAGCCAATCACTTCTTTTCATCCTCCGCAAAGAAATTGGTCACGAACTTGCCGACTGCACCGCACACACCTGAAATCAGCATCAACTTTGGATGGTCAAGGTTTAATCCGGCAACGAACAAAGATGCAGCGGCAATGCTGTCACCCAAAACACGGAAACGCTTTGGAGTTGGTTGGAAGTAGTTTTTAAGTTTCATCTTCCTTGTCCTCGGTATGGTTTTGCTGACTTGTGTTTGTTGGCTGACTTCGTGTGTCTGCCCAGTTTCCGCTTTGATTTCGGTTGCCATTTTACTATCTCCTTACTTTTTGCCATACTTGAAAAACTTGTAAATGCCTATGCATGATAAAACAAGGGCAGCTGTGAAAGATAGGAATTGAATAATGGGCAGCAACTTTGCAGCAGCACCGGCCAACCATAAAAGCCAACTACCTACGATTGTTTCAGTTTCGTTTTTCATCAGGGAAAGGGCGGTGCAGGTTTAGGAACGTATGGAATAAGCGGCAGGTTTTGCACCCAAGAAAAATCAGGGTTAACGCATTGACTGATTTCTTCAATGGAAATCACCCACCTATCGTCATTGTCTTGAATGGGGTTGAAGTAGCTGTCATCCATGTACCATTGACCAATGAGTAAATCTTTGTCAGTTTCAGTCAACAGCCCAACATAGGTGCTGTATTGTTCTGGGGTTAAATCTTTTAAGGTCATACGTTGCGAGATAAAGTAGTTTGGTATGCTTGTACTGCGGTGTAAAGATTAGCTGCTTCGGTGTCGGTTAGGCCGTCACCAATGGAAGCAAAACCAAGTTGTTTATTATCAAAATTAGATGCTGCACCAGTATTGTTTCTTGCACCAATAAATAATTTAACAGCGGGTCTTGCCGAACTTGTTTTGCTATCAGTAGCCACCTTGCTTGAATTACGCCATAAATTAACGGCAGTAGATGTTGTTCTGTTTGCTATAAACAACCCCTGTGTATTTGTGATTGTGGCTTGTATGTAATTAGCCCCTGATGTGTTTAGTTGAGAATAAAAAGATGTTCCACCAGAGAAATTATTTAATAACAAATAGTTTACAACGTCATTACACCCCATTGTTTGTACGGCTGTTGTGCTTGAAGTTCTTGAATAATAAGACATTGAAACACTATTTAATTGTAATGCTGTACTTGGTATTAGATAACTATCTGCATAACCATTTGTGCCATTTGGTAAAGCACCATTTGAACTATGTGTCCATCCACCTGTAAACACCAATCTAAACGCAGCATCCAAATCTCTTGGGTCTTTCAAGTTCCATTTGTGAGTTGATGAAGTTCCACCAACAAAAGGATATATGGCTTTCATCTTTGTCCAAATGCCATAGGTTTTTAGGTCAACCACCAAAGTATCGATTGCACTCTGCTGGGTGGAATCGGTTATGGCAGCAGCCGTGATGAATGCTTGTGCATCGGCATCGCTTACGCCACCGCCTGCCGCAACAAAGCTCCCTACACCAATACCTCGCCTTATCATACGTTATACGCTACGATGCTGCCGCTTGTCAGTGTGATGCTGCTGAAATAGTCACCTTCGGAAATCGAAATAAACGTGCCTTGTTTCAAGGTCACGCCTGTCAGTCCAAGGGTTGTCATTACACTTGCCGCATTTTTGTCAAGGGCTGCGGAAACAACCGCATCTGCATTAACTACAAAACCCTGCCATCTGCCAGTGTTTGCGCTTGTTCCTGAAAGGACTTTGCAGCCCGTGAAACCACTCATAAATTCTGTTGCTGTACTCATTTTATTCTATTGTTGGGAATGTTAAATTGTTGTTTGGTGTGTCGCAGTAATCACGTAGGTTTGGACAATGGTATTCGATAACGGCTGCAACTCCGCTAACGATATCAGTTTGTGCGTCATAAAATGGTGTAATGCTGTCGTTGATTACCCATGTTCCTGCGATGTTGTTTCGGTACACATAACGCAGCATGGAGTAAATGTCCAACATCACCGTGTGCATGTCTGAAATCCTTTCTACTGCATCGGTAAAATCTTCTCTATGCCTGTCAGCAATGGCAACCGCAAAGCGATAAATCACTTTATCAACGGTCACCTGACTGCCATCAGGAAAAATCCGCATTAACGGATAAAGCTGCTCACCGCTTGTATTGATATTCGGCTCAATATTTACGATGGTTGCCTTTATCTGCTTGTGGTTGTTTCCCGCAGTTTCCAGTGCTTCCAGTAGTTGGTTGATTGTTACCATTGAGATAGAGTTTCAGTTTGTTTTCGTTTTTCGTTCTTACTTTATTCATGAGAAAAATCCACGCAGGAATTTGTAATCATCATCTTCACCCAAGTAAAACCCACCAAATAAGTATTGGTTCTGTGGATTGATTACGTCAAGCCCACTTGCAGGGTTTTGGTATTCGGGGAAAAGTGTATCATTTTCAGCCAAGTACAAACGCAATCTTTCTGCGTAGTATTCCGCCTTGTTTTGGTAACGCTGCTCAATCATGCGAAGCTGGTCAACATCCACAGCGTTTGCATTTTCTGCGCCACGACTTGCCGCTGACTTGTTCATCATTTTATAGGTCAATGGCAGCATTGAGTCCAAAATGATGTAGTGATACAGACAAGGTGCAACGTATTTGTTGACCAATGTCAGGTAATTACCACCAAGCCCAGCACCATTGATGTCATCACAAATCTTGTCGTATAGGGTGCTTCCCAAAATATCACGGATATACACATCCTGTGCTGTGCGCATGGCAGTTTGAAGCAACTTGCTATCAACGTTTTCGTCAATAGGGGTATTCTTCTTGACATCCTGCTCACTTACGAAATATGCGAAATTAGCCATTGTTTCTTCTCCTTACTATTCTTTGTTTCCATTCGTGTCTGCAATGCGGAATATGCAAAGGTGGTTCGCTTTCAGGCACGGTGTACCACCCACCCCTGCGAAGCCATACGCTATAACCTAAAATTGCAGACATTTGGTCGATTTCTTCACGGGTGTAAAGTTTGCCCATGTCCACCATACGAAGGCAAAACTCACGGCTTTTTCCACCGGGTTGCAACGGCAACGCATCAGGGTCTAAATCGTACTTGTATCGCAGTTCAAGTTTGGGCAGTTCGGTATCAGCAATCTCACCCCGGCCAATGTCGGTGATTTTGATTGCATTGTTTGTCCAATTTATCTTTCCGCTGTCCTGCAAAGTTTTCAAAATCTTGATAACTTCTTCTTCTCCTATTTTTGTGGCGGTGGAAATGTCTTTCAGCGTGGCTTTTTCATCGGAATTTACAACAGCCAACACACGCTTTTCTTTGGTGGTCAGTTCAAATGTAAGTTTCACTTCCTCAAATTCGCTTTCATCAGCCCCAAATTTGGCAAAAGTTTCTAAATCCTTATCCGACCATTTGTGAAATTCGCAAGTGTGACCGTCAAACTTTTGCGCCTGAATGGTTGTGTTTTGCAATCCGAGTGCTTCACGTGCTTCCTCACGGCTTACAATGCCAAATTGATACAATGCAACGTAATCAACTCCCAGAAAATCGCTGTCTTTGGTGGTTAACTCGATGCCGGGATAAACGCTTTCAAGTGTATGTTGTAGGCAAGTGTCAAGTTTTACTTGTCGTTTGTTGACGTATGATTTATGGAAAAGTTCATACGCTTCTATCATTTCATTGCGCTGACCGAGTGCGCCTTCGGTTGCGTAGCCGAGCAGAATTTTGGGGAAGTTGTGGCCGATAAAGATTTCATCCTGCACCGTTTCATTCAGTTGCAGGAATTGCTTGTCCATGTCGGAAGGTTGCAGGTGTGCAATCTCTGCCGACTTTTCGTTCATCTCATTGAACTGAATAAGCACACCACCTGCGTTGTCCGTGCCTGTGGTTTTCTGTTTGAACTTCCTCTCAAAGTTAAAGGCAATTTCCTCTGTCGGCTGTCCTTTGAACAACTGAACCAGTGTGCCGTTGGCAAACCCGTTGCGGATATTGTTATTATGGAAATTGGCTATCTCAACATCTATTTCAATATACTGCAAACAATGCTGATATGGGGGCAACGGATAAACACCCAACGAAGGTGCATATTCTCGGAAGTAGTACAACTGCACTTCCATTGGTTGGGCCTTTTTCGGGTTAAAAGGTGCATAATGATTGATGTCCTCTTGCTTGGCCTTTTTCCAATCTTCTGCATACATATACACATCGTGGTCAAGTGTCCTGACATTGCTGAAATCTACGTGATAAAGTGCAGAAATCTGCCCCACTTTGTTGTAATGCACCTCGTAAGCAAACCCGTTGAACAATTCATAATCCAGAGCTAACTTATTTTTGAACTCCTGAATGCCCTCGTAAGGGTTCACGTAATCAATTACCTTAACTGCGCTGGGGTTGCCATCCACCAAGGTTTCTTCTCCTGCCACAAAACGGGCTTTTTGCCTTACAATAGCCCCGTGTTTTGGGCTTCTGTTGTAAAATTCAAGTAACGTATCGGGAAAATCGTTCTTTTCCCCATAGGTCACGATGCCTTTATTCTTGTTTTCCTTGAATTTAGGCAACTTTGACTCAGTGAAATTTATGCGTAGTAAATCGAAACTCATCCTATATGGTGCTGCTTAATGGTTGTATTGACCTCATGGTCGTTAAATGCGGTATATGATGCGGTAACATAGGCCAATCCCCGGTCAATTTCCTGCGATGCAAGTAATGGATTGGTATTGGTGGGGGAAGTTTGTGCGTATAAAGCCCAGTAATGTGTACCAACGGCCAATGTTTTTGCGGTGCTGCTGCCCTCTACAAATGAAAATAGCTGGTATCTGTTGGGTGCTGTGCTTGTATCGGTAACGATGAATGCCTTTTGTTCCTGCGACATTTCACTTTCAAACACCAACAGATAATACACGGGAGAAACCGTTACTTTTTCCCTGCCAGTGATGATTAGTTCAGGTGTGCCGCTCTTTGTAATATAAAGCATCCTACTAATATAAGTAGGTAGTTTCTATGTTAAACAAAAAAGGTGGTCAATGACCACCCTTTCTGCATAAAAACACTATGAAAAAATCAAAGACCCAGCGAAGTTACAACAGCGGCCTGAACTTTCAAAGGTAAATCTGTCTCTTTGTGGAGAAAATTTAATACATGACCTTTGAAGTCACCGAACGCTTGTCCGAAGTTTGTTTCACTCTGCTGCAACTGAACACCGTAGTCAGCACCCAGCAGCCAGTAGTCACCACTTGCATCCAAGGCAATGGCTAACATTCTGTTTTGTGCGAGAAGTTTAATCTCGTTGCGCTGTGCGGTGGTCACTTTGTGCAAACGTGCAACCAAGTCAGCTTCGTAAAACACAGTTCCGTTTTCAGTTGAAGGAATGGTTCTCCAAGTCATGGAGCCAGTTTCCTTTTCCAATTCATATTTGAAGTAGCTTTTGCCACCACTCAAAGTGTGGGCAGAAACTTCGCCTGATGATTTGGTGAGAGTAGATTTAGCATCGAATTCCACGAGCCAAATATTTTTGATACCTGCTGCTGCGGTTTTGCAGTCCAAGGTAAATCCAGTTGTTAATACACAAGCCATATTTTTTTATTTATTAAAAAGGGGGGTAGGGTTTTTCCCCACCCCCCGGGTTAAACTTTCTCTATTCGGTTAAAATTAGAGTGTGAAAAGAACAACTTGCTCAGGGTAAGCAACCTGACATCCGTATTTGAAAGCGGTGTGGAATTGTACTCTGCGCTCGAAAGGATTGAAGATAAATTCAAACTCTTCTTCTTCGTTCATCATGTCAGTACCCAAGAAGAAATTGCTCCACAGACCAGCAACGATTTTGTTTGTGCCGTTCATACCGTGCAGACCGTAAATCTTAATGCCACTGATAGGGTCAACGATTTCCATCTCTGCGATTTCGTTTGCAGGGTAGTGGAACAGATTAGAAGTTACCAACCACTGTCTGTAAAGACGGAAAGTATCTGTACCCATAGCAATCATCAGGTCAGGTTTTCCAAGCACTTCAGCAGGGATAACGCTGTAAATGGTAGTGATGATGTCATCGATGTTGGAAGCAGTGATAGAAGCGTAAGCGTTAGCCACGTTACCTTTGATAGGGTCACCTGCACCACCGAAACCGAGGTCTCCGAGGATAGTCAGGAAGCCATCCCAGTAACCCAAGTTGCCAGCACCGCCTGTGGTATCACCCTGCCAAATTGAAGTTTCGATAGCTTCGGCAATTTTAGCGGCTTTTTCAGCTCCGATTTGTTCGGTGAATACACCCATGTCGATAGCTTCACCAGCGGCAAGAGCTTTCTGTGTGTATTTGGTTTCAAGGTCTTTGGGGCACAAAGTTTCCTGAACCTTAACTTTTCCAACGGTCAGGGTGCGCTTGGACAGGGTAGTGTTGCCACTGGTCTGATAAGAGCAGCTGTCAGATTGGAAGTAAACGTCTGAATACAGCAAAGGCAGTATTTCAGCAGATTTGATACCGGGGAGAACCTGTCCAGCACCCTGCAACAGACGTGCAGTTTTGGCGGTGAACATCGCTTTGGTCAGAAGGTTTAAGCTCTCTTCTTTGGTGTAATTGGTGAGACCTGTTACGTCAAATGCCATGATTTTATTTTATTTTTTGATTGATTTGATTGCGGAAACAAAGCCAAAGAAATTTTCCTCTTTTTCGGGTTTAACTGAACCGAAT